CAACTGAAGCTGCTTGCACTATCTAGTATGGGTAGTTGTCAAAGATCGTCTGTTGAAAGCAAATCACAACATATCATTCGTTCAAGTCCCGTGCTTGGAAGTTGTCAAAGATCGTCTGTTGAAAGCAAATCACAACGAACCACGCATTGCAACCAACTTCGCCAAAGTTGTCAAAGATCGTCTGTTGAAAGCAAATCACAACTGCCCCCACTAACACCATTATCGGCAACAGCGCCGCGCTGCGCTTTATGCAAGTACACGAACATGAACTTTACTATCAATTGTGTGAGGCGTTCAGGGCCAATGTAAAAGAGATGGATGGGGGTTTGGGCGTACCCATGCACGCCCTTACTGAACTGGTTAAAGACACCGACCCTAGGCTTACCGGCAACGCAGCGGGGCGCATAGCACGGGAGTTCCTGCAGACCGTTAGCGGATGTACACCCACCATCAGCAGCGCAAGGGTGGGAGGGCGTTCATACATGCTTTATAAGCTTTCGGGGGTTAAGTTGGGACAAATTTCAGTCGAAAATGGGGACTAAAATGCGAAAAACGTCATTTTTACCACAAAAAACGATGTATTACGTATTACGTTTTCACCTACCTCGGACCTTAGGGGAAAAAATAATTGGGAAGGAGGGGGCAGGGGGTGGGAAAAATTTTAGGGCTAAGGGGCGTAATAGGTGAAAACGTAATACGTAATACACGGAAAAATCAACTAAAACCCATACAAAATGACTAAGAAAGTTAAAAAGTCGAACAAGGAAATCAAGTGGATCAGCAGAGAGGTGTTTGTGGCTAACATTGCGCCTACTCCGAAGAACTACAAGATACGCAACGACCTTGGTTTGGAGCGGTTGCGCGCAAGCTTAAAGTCTTTCGGGCTTGCCGGTACAATGATATGCAACTGGTCAGGCAAGCTTGGTGACACCACCAAGCTTGTACTCGTGGATGGCAACTACCGGCGCGAGGAGGCTTTGGCTAAAGGGGAGAAAAAGGTTTGGGTCAGTTTGCCAAGTCGTGCGCTTTCGGCTAGTGAGTTTAAGGAGATGAGCGCAATGTATGATTATGCCAAAGCCGGGGATGTGGATATTGAATCCATCAACAATGATTTGGGTAATACAAAAGACTTTTACGATAAGTACCACATGCAAGTCCCAATTGAGCACCTGGAGAAAATGGGTAAGGGTGCTAAGTTGCCGGATAAAGGATTGCAGTACTCAGGGGGGAAGAAGGGAGAAGCGACCGAAGAGGTAAGTGATATTCGTATGGTACAACTTTTCTTTAACGAAAAGCAAGAAGCAGAGTTTCGTAAGCTGGAAGATAAGTTGCGCAAAAAATACAAAACGCAAAGCACAACCGATACAGTGCTGCGCGCCGTTAAACAAGCTGCCAAATGAAGCCGAAGGTTTTGCACTTAAGTCCACCCTTGTCTGTTCCTGAGGCGGATGAGTTGGGTATTCCGGTTAAGTATTATGGCCCTTACGCGAACGTATGAAGTACATGGGCTCAAAGCGTAGGTTTTTCAAACAACTTATACCGATCATTTTGAAAGACCGCAAGGAAGGCCAATATTATGTTGAGCCTTTTTGTGGTGGTTGTAATTCACTCGACAAGGTGATGGGCAACCGAATTGCCGGGGATGTCAATTGTGATTTGGTCGCGTACTTTGTTGCATCAACTAAATGTGGTTGGACACCACCGCCGAACATAACCGAAGAAGACTACATAAGGGCAAAAAAAGGGAAAAATTCAATCTTGCGAGGTTACGTTGGGCATTCGTTTTCCTTCGGTGGTACGTACTTTAGGACAATCGCAAGGCATGAACGCATCAAAGGTGGGTATTTAAATTTGGACAAATTAAATCGACGAGGCTTACAAGTACACACGAAGCAGCAAGCTGCATTGAAGGGAGTGCACTTCTATTGTTGTTCGTATGAAGACTTGCCAATTCCACCACAATCAATTATATATTGTGACCCGCCGTATCGAGGTGTTGCACATAGTTACTACAATGCAAAAGGTTTCTCGCACCAACGCTTTTATGATTGGTGTCGGCTAATGAAGGCGAAGGGACATCGTGTCTTTGTTTCTGAATACTCAATGCCGAAAGATTTTAAGTGTGTTTGGGAAAAGGCAATCAAAGTTAAGTTGAGTTCGTATGACCAATCTGTACCGCGAATAGAAAAATTATTCACACTATGATAAAAAAAAAAATACTTTGTTGGTATTACCGCCAAGTGGTGGTTTACAAGTGGGAAGCTCTAAACAAGGAAATGTAAAATTTCCGTGGCGACTTGCTAAGGAAGAAGACATGAACACCAGCCTAAATTGCGTGTGGTTGGAGCGTGTGACCCGGGCCGCCGAATGAAGACAATAACCCCCGCCCGTGCGACTTTTAAGCCTATTGCCATAGTGTTTTGCGTATGGGTTGGGGGCTTGTTAATTTTGTACGGTATTGGGTGGTGATTGCGTTTTTGATAAAGCGATTAGAATAACTGGGAAAGAGTGCGCCCTTGTTTCGGTGTTGTCGTGGGTAGGATGCTGCCGATGGGCCCTTACTGCATTTTAGGGGCACAGGGGCTGCACTTCTTTCTATGAGTTGTTGTAGTGGCTTAAAGAAAGCAGCGAGTGCATATGGATCAAAATTTTGCTGTCACTCAGCAGCGTATTACAATCTGTAAAACCAGTGGGCCAAATGGAACAGCATGTGAGCATAAGCGGGGACGTTGGTGTGGTGCATGTGGGTGCCTTTATAGGGTCAAAGCCCGAGGGCTTGACCAGCTTTGCCCGGCGAATAAATGGCCCATCATAGACCAACAAATCGAAAGCACATGAAAAAGAAACAACAAGGAAAGTCGGGTGGTGTGAAGAACGCGAAGAACGAAATCACTGCGAAGGAAAAAATTTTTTGTGAAGAGTACATTAAGGATTTCAATGCTTCACGTGCGTACAAGGCTGCGGGTTTTGCGTGTAACGACTTAACTTCTCGGACCGAAAGTTGTAAGTTACGCCAAGTGCCGCGTGTGTATGCATATCTTCAGTTGTTGCAGGCGGATTTGGAGAAAGCTTCGGGCATTTCACGTTTACAAGTCCTGAACAAACATTTGGCCATTATCAACACTTCGATCGCCCAATTGCACCGCACGTGGATAACACGGACCGAGTTTGAACAACTTACGGATGAGCAGAAAGAAGTCATACAAGAAATTGATACCAAAGTTAAAACCCGGCGCGTACCAGGTAAGAAGACCACCGTCACCGTGGAGTTTGTGCGCATTAAGTTGTTTGATAAACAAAAAGCCCTCGATGCTGTTGCGCGTATGTTAGGTTACAACGAGCCGGACAAGCTGGCATTAATTGCGGATAAAAAAGCAGTGGAGAATTTTTTCCCCTTTGGTAAATGAGCAATGATCCGGATACGTGGTGGACGTTGAAGTGCGTTGCCACTTTGTACGTGACGGGTACGAAATACCCGCATGGCTTAAGTCAATAGCTGTGTGGTCTGTTGTTCAACATAAACAAAACACCATGAAACAGTTACCTAAGGAAACAATTCAATCCAATACGCAGGCACGCACCACAAAAAGTGGTTCCCACCCTATGGTCCGGAAGTTCGGTGGGGTTGTTTTAGTGGTGTTGTGCTTGCTTCTTTTTCAATGCGATGAACCCACTGTCGAGCCCATGGGTTGTGCCAGGGGAGTGCACAAAATCACAGGGCATATTTTTTTACGCTGCTGCACGCGTTCTGTGTTTGATGCATGGCCAAACGAAACTCCGGCAAGCGTTGCTATCTATAACGACCATGTGTGGACGTGGACCCAGGTAAGCTCGTGTGAAGATTGTAAGTAGTGCCGCAGTACAATCCTAATTTGTTGTCGCTTCATAAAGCGTATTCAAGTAATGAGTATGTTGGTGCCCGTTTGGAGGGGAGCAGCCGTAGCGGTAAGACCTGGAGCGGCATTGACTTCCTTGTGTGGTATTGCAGCACACGTGAGCGGCGGCAGGTGAACATTATTAAGGAAACATACAACAGTTTCAAGACCACTCTGTACGATGACTTCAATCGCCGGTTACCAATGTTCGGTTTGTCGTCCCCCTTTGTTGACAAACAGGAAGTAAGTGGGTTCAACTTGCTTGGCAATCGTGTTAGCCTGTTGGGAGCTGATTCGTACAAGGAGGGCACAACGTGCGATATATTTTTTGTCAATGAGGTATTGGATATCCCAAAGCGAACGTTCGATTGGGCTGAACAACGTTGCCGGGAATTCTTCTGGATGGACTACAACCCTAAGGCTACCGATCATTGGTTGTTCGATTCAACTGACCGTCGCCCTGACGTGCTTAAGCTTAAAACCACATTCAAGGATAACCCCCACATAAGCACGGTTGAAAAACGTAAGATGTTAAGTTACGACCCTAACAATCCGGATAACGTTCGTAATGGTACGGCCGACGACTATATGTGGAACGTGTATGGCCTTGGGTTACGCAGTGCTCCGGAGGGATTGATCTTCCAATACGTTAGTTGGGTAACGGAA